CTTGATCAGCATTACCCATCTGACCAATCTCTGCCATTCGATTGAGTCCCTGCTTAGCTTCATCACGAAGCTTCATCAATCTTTCAAGACCAATATATCTAACAACATCAGCAGGGATAACAAACTCACCTTCGCTGAGCCTCGCAGGAATATCATCTCTCACTTCATTCTGCAAAGAACCCGGAGGTACGTCATTGCCGGACACAGGATCTACTGTGCCACCTTCGTCATTCATGCCACCTTCAGCAAAGAGTTGCTCTGTTTCATTGTTGTACATTAACTTCATCCTTTAGATGTTTTAATCTGCGTAAAGCAGCAATGGCTCCTTGAGCCTTTCCAATCTCACGCACATCAATAGCTTGTTCTAAATTTTTATGCTGCTGAGCAATCTCAGCATCTAGCATATCTAAGAACGCTTCCCATGTAGCGTTAGTGTTTACAAAGCCTTTAAGCTTGGGGAGGTACGGCTTGAGCATTGCCAGCAAATCCTTGTTCACCCGGCACTGGTGCAGCACCAACGCCAATATTTCCACCACCACCACCAGTCATATCAGACACTGGGGGTGGACCACCTTCAGGACCACCAACAGGAGGAGCACCCTCTGCAGGAGCAGGTGCTGTAGCCTGTTGCATCAGCAATGCTTGACGCATAGCTTCTTCCATGTTGTTAGTAACCTTGTCTGGATCTAAGTCCATACTCTTAGCAATTTCACGAATGATGTAAGGGAACTTAGCAAATGGCATCAGTGCAGGAGAGCTAGCAATTTGCAAGAACTGCATCAAGCGTTGGCTTCTCACCTCATTAGCCATCAAGCTCTCTGTACCTCTAGCTGTAACTTCCAAGTCTCCTTTGATTGATTTATCAAAGTCAAACTGCATGTTGAAGCTAAAGAAAGCCTTACCCAATGGAGCTAACAAATAATCATCCACATTCTTGATGATGGTTTTAACACTGCCAGATGCAGCATTCATCAACATAGAAATACCAGAGGCTGTTCTACCAACACCACTCACACCAGTTTGTCCATGTGAAAATGATGGCATGCCTGTAGATTCGTCAGCAAGCTGTCGTGCCTTATCAAACAGTTGTAAGTTCTCAGCAGCTACGTTAGGAAATTTAGTTCCAAACAAGCTTTGACCGGGAGCACCACCCTGTCGTCTAAACACTTTGCCCGGAAATACAGACATGTCCTGTCCGGGAACAAGGTTGGTTTCATCAACCTCAAACACAAGGTTGCCCGACAACACCGCATTGTCCACTGCCATACGCATAAAACCATTCATGAGGGTCTGGGTGTCGTCCATGTTTTCAGCGACACCAATGCCAAATAGAGAGTAGGGGTTTAATTCGCAAGGAGCAGCATAGTACGGAATGTTGGCGGGCTTAAACGGATTTAAGACTAATCGCATAATTTTACCATTGCAAAACCATACGTTAGCTTGTAGTTCTTTGTAGTCTTCAAGTTCTTGTGGAATAGTAATCTCGTTTTCTTTGAGCAGGTCAACATCAATATTGCCCCAATATTCCAACACTTCAAATCTATCTATACCAAAGTTGGGAGCATAATCTTTTAAATCATCTTCCCAGTATTTCTTAACATAAGAAGAACCTGCTTCAATCACTTCTTCAATAACATTAGCCCTAAACAATGGACGATTCTTCAAAGCTCTAAGCTGTGTCGAGCTAAGCTTGTGACGCTCAATAATGTATTGAGCTTCTTCCATGTTGGTAGCATCAGGATCAGGATAGAAGTTCCAGATAGAAACATGTGATGTCTCTGGTACTGTCTTCATCTCTGGTGTATATGTACCTTCTTCATCCCAGTTTGGATATTCCTTGGTCTTAGCAAATGGACCTTTCATGATGCCTGTACCAAACAGAGCCATCTCAAAAGCTGTAGAGCGAAGATGCTTATTAGCACCACTCTCATCCAACTGGTCATGTATCTTCTTCTCCATCTTCTTAGCTGCAACCATTGCAGGATGGAAGGTGATAGATGAAGGAGTTACACCCGGACCTTCTTTAAGACCTTTAGTGTCTTTAAGTTGATCTGTCAATGGACCAAGACGATCCATTAAAGTTTTTAATGTAGCACCGGGTGGTAGATCTTTACCATCACCTTTGTAACCAAACGGAGAAGCCACCTCAACTTCTGCACCCTCTGGTGCTTTGGGATCAATATGTACTGTATCAACTACACCTTCTGGCAATACAGTGGGATCAACACTAAGAGGAAACTTATTGTTAGCAAATAACACATCAGTGATTTGACCATATGCTGCAAGCACCTTGGTCTTTGTCACTTTAATAAATACACGGCTCTTTTCTGTCTCTGTAAATTTAACATCTGGTCCATAAAGACCACGATAGTTTCTATAAGCTCTCAACCAACGCTGTTCGTCTTGTCTACGACTCTCTTCACTCTTGGTGTATCTTTCATTTAGAAAATTTAAGAGAAGATTTCCCATGAAAGGAGCAGCTTCGTTCTCTTTCTTATCTTCTAAACTAATAGACTTATCGTCCATAAAATTGTTTTGCGCCATAAATACCCTTTAATACCCAAATGTGGGGTCTGCCATCTTCATCCCAGAGCCAGCAGAATTTAATGGATTGTAATCGAACAAACTACTTCTAGGTCTGCTCATCACACCATAACGAATAGCATCATATAAGTGATCTTCAGCTTTAGTATCAATATCCTCTGGATTTTTCTTGTCCAAAGGTATGATGGGTAGCTGAGCAATCGTATTTACACAGTTGCTTGTTATAACTAGTCTTGGTTGTTCTGTAAAGGGGTCAAGCTGTAGTCTTCTATGCAGCTCATTCTTACCAGACACCCTACTTCCAGCACTTCTATCCGCTGGCCTCCACCTACAACCCTCTGCAATCATCTGTTCTGCCAGTGATGGACCTGTATCACCACGCTTATGCCAGCAACTACTGTCCAATACACCATATCTCATAGGACCATCGTTCTCTTCAGCCCTCATTACTAGGTGAGCGAGGTCTTTGGCAAGTACTTTGCTAACATATAGCTCACGATATATGACCAACTGTTCACTGGGAGAGACAGCAAACCACACAACAGCACTATAACTACCATATCCATAATCACAAGCCCTAAATTTAGTCCAATTACTTGGGATGTGGAACGGTTCCACCACATGAATCTGTCTATTAAACTCAGGAAACGCTGCACCTTCAGCAATATCCCAATTACCCTCTAACAATTGCTTCCTTTGATGCTCAGGAAGAGACAACAACATTGTCTCATAGTCACCTGTCTGCATCAAATAGGGGTTATCCGTCAACATAGCAGGGATAAACCTACGCTTAAACAGTGGCTGCCCCTCTTTACTGTGTCCTTTAGGATACACTAAGGTTTTAGCAGTCTCAATATCTGTTGCATCAAACGCTTTTCCTGCTGGAGAAGGATCAATAAACATCTTCTTCACCCAAGCATGACCCGGACCACCCGGATTCGTTGTAGCTCTCATGAAGATAGGCAGGTCTGCTGCTGCTGTACGCAGACGAGAACGCATATAGTTCCACGGAAATGGCGTATGCCACTGCGTCAACTCATCAAAACCAATCCAGCTAAACGCCAAACCCTGATATCTCAATACGTCTTCATCTCTATCAAGGTAGGACATCCATAGCCTAGCCCCTGATGGTGCTTCCCACTGCATCTTTCTCTCACTCCACTTGATGCCGGGGTAAATCTTTGGGTAAAGCTCTTGGCTTTTCCAGATGAGTTCTCGAAGTTCCTCTGTCGTGTGACGCAGAAGCAACCCAGAAAACTGCGGATGCACCATATACCTAAGAGGATCTGCAAGCATGGCATAACTTTTACCACCACCAGCAGCTCCACCATACAACACTTCCCTCTCTGAAGATGCTAAGAAGAATGTTTGAGGCCCCGGATTGGGCTTAAACAACACTTCTCTTTCATCAGCTATTGGGAGTTGTGTCTCCTCCGAGTTTGCTATCGATATATTGGGTGAGCTTGCTGTAGCTTTCTGACTCGAAGTATCCGGTTTGGTCTTCTTTGCCGAGCCTCTTTTCGTACCTCTGCGCTTGCTCAAGGGCTTTTTGGAGCCTTCTGGCAAGGTTGCGGTAAGTAGTGGATTTGTATCCGTGTTTTCGCTCACTCTTTATTCTCTTTAAAAGTCCAACATGACTAATCTCTCTGCCACTCACCTTAGTCAACCAAGCAGCTACCTGCCTAGAAGGATATTGTTTTAAATGCTTCTTAGCTTTTTCTAACGCTTCAAGCTCTGCAGGTATTGGCTGCAAGAGGTCAGGATCTGTTTCATCTTGTCGGTAACCAAAAGGTATAGTTCTACCAATCTTTGGTATGGGTACATATGTTTCCTTATCTTTAGGCTGTGGAAGTATCCAAGCCCCTAAGTCTCTCTCACTCACTCTTATCTTTGGCAGGTAAAATCATAATGCCAGATGGAGTTTCAATCTGAACCTTATCTGTTTTTACCAAGCCAGCCCTGTCTAACAAATCCTTAGCAGCATTGAGCTTCTCTTTCAAGCCTAGCTCTGTAGGATCGGCAATGCCACTAACAACAGCCATAGCTGCTCTAGGAGCGTTCATAGCGATGTAAAGCTGTGTAGCTTCAATCACTTCTTCCTTCAAGACATCCATGATTGCTTTAGTGTTGTAGCCTTCGCTGTAGCCAGCAAGCTTCCTTGCTGTTACAGGATTGCCACCAGCTTCAGCAAATAACACCTCAATGAATTTCTTTTGTTGTTCTGTTAGTTCTCTTTTAGCCATAATGTTTCCTTATACTCTAGTTGCTGGATCAAAATATTCTTCAACAGACACTGTTGCATCCATTGTGCTGCCAGCCTCAGGAGTGATGGATAAATAGTCTCCAGCATTTAGAACAAGATAGGCTTGATCAAACTTTAAGAAGTTGTAAGCAGACACTGTGTATCCACCAACTATAGTGTAGTTGAGTCCAGTAGAAGTGTCATGCCAATCTATCTGTACTGTCTTATTACCACTTGTCTTGTTACTAACAAATAGCAACTCCACCTTAGAAGTGAAGTTGTTAGGACAAGTATAGATAGTGTTGGCACTACCTGCTGTCAGGTTTGTACCAACACTTCTAAATCTAGAAGCTCTTGTATTGTCTATCATTTCTTCTTAGGAGACTTAGAAGCAGCTTTAGCTGCTACTTTAGCTTCAGACAATGCAATGGCAATGGCTTGCTTGGGATTCTTAACAACAGGACCCCCTTTACCACTGTGCAAGCCCTTGTCCTTAAACTCACCCATCACCTTAGCAACTTTAGCTGTTTGTTTTTTAGTAGCCATTATTTCTTCTTGACTTTCATTGGCTTACCCACACCAATCATGATAGCCACCATAGGCTTACCACCCTTACCCTCTTTAGCCATACACTTACCAGCAGCTTTACACTTGGCTGGTGTGGGGCATCCCTCACAAGGTTTAAACGCTTTCTTAGTAGCCATCATTTACCTTTCTTAGCTGTAGCAGCTTTTTTAACAGCACCACCCTTAGCCATAGCTTTGACAGGAGGCTTCATAGCATAACCACCACCCATCATCTTCTTCTCTTTGTTAGTGGCTGTACGGCTACCTCTTACAGGCATACCACCATACATCATCTTCTTTTCAGGAGTGGCAGGAGCCTTCTTTGTATTTTCAAAAGCCTTACGCTCCAGCTCATTAGCTCTGTCCAAGTAGGTGTTACGCACCTCCTGAGGAACAGCAGTGTCCTTAGCCTTCTCACGGTACATCTTAACTTTTTCTGCATCGGTAGCCATAGTTTCTCCTTTTAGTTACCACTTAACCTTGTCTGCCCAATATGCAGCAGACATCTTACCCTTGTTAATATTCTCAGCATGTCTAGCTTTGAAGCTCTTCTGCCTAGCCTTATCCTTAGCTGTGTCTGGACTAGCACCAGCACCACTAACACCCTGCTGTCCAAACCTAATTAGTTTAACTGAGTCACCCTCTTTGGCTAACACAGCATGACTCTTCGTAGGATGTTTCGGTGTAGCCTTAGGCTTGTTATACCCGCTAAACTCTTCACTGCCTCTTTTAATCATCTAAATTTGCTCACTTTCTTAGCAATGGCCTTAGGCTGTTTAACAAACTGTTTGCCTTCTTTATTACCACTAGCTTTAGCTTTATTCGTTGCAGCCTTCTCAGCAGGAGACAAAGACTTCCAAGCAGCTTCAGGAAGATAACGCTTCTTCCCCTTAGAAGGACCACCATCACTGGTAGTCCATTTCTGCTCTGTCCATTCTTTTAAAGACTTCTGAGAAGCTTTCATTTATAACCACCACCCTTAGCTTTATACAGCTTAGCAACAAGCTGAGCCTTCCTAGCAGACCATTCACCAGCATCACCACCTTTAGTTCCAGCTTTAACACTAGCCACTAACGCCTTACGCATTGTAGGCTTAGTGTAGTTGCCAGCAGCATTAACAGTGCTTTTCTTTGTTGCCATGTTGTTTCTTCCTTGGTAGGTGTCTATGCTCTTTCCATCCCTCAGCTCTCATAGCTTCTTCAACTCTGTCTAATGGAAATACATATCCTGTATGTTTCTCCAAGGATGCCCTAACATAATAAACATCACTGTGAAACAAATGCATCTTGTCTACATAGCCCCTGTGTAATGCTAATGAAGCCTGTGTAAATACACTGTAGGGATATGTGTTTGTTAAGCCTCTGTCTTCTAGCTCTTGTCTGGTGTATAAGTTCATAATGCTTCATGCTAACACACTTTGTAACAATAACACAAGCATAGCCTAGCTAAGGTGGTATGGTAGCATTTATTGCTACACATAACAACCTATCCCAATGTATGTCTATAGTGTTGACGGTGGAAGTCCTGTGAAGAAACAACTACCATTACTTGTAGAACTATCTGTACATATCACATAGTGAAATACAGCTACCTACCACTAATATCTAGAACATACACCTAGAAAGCCCATAAGGGATGTGTTCATCTATGGCTGTTGTTAGCCCACCCTTTTAGCAACAGCTTTTAACAAGTACCCACATCAAGTCTAGTCTGGTCAGTGTAAGGTGTTACCACTGCCAGTATTCAGAGCAAGAACAACACAGTGGCCCCTATGTCGTTCCCTCCGAGTCTTTTCTCTTCAGCAGCCGATTGCAAGCTCATTTCTTTACCCGTAGCCGGAAGGTAGCCTATACTTTTTCTTCGTATCGCCTGTATGTCAAATGCATACATGGTGCAGGTAGTGGTAGTTTTACACATATTGAAATCAATGTCAAGCTTTTCTTATGGAAAGAATGAAATATGTTGTACCTCCCTAGCCTCTGGTCCATATGGGGGTATTGTTTCCGGCAGTGGATCTGCTTTGTTGTTTATGCCGGAAACCTATAGGTTGCTGTTTAAGTATCTAATCTGAACTTTTAAGTATCAAGTGCATGAAACTTTAATGAGAATAGTTATCATCTATGTAGCCATCTAGCGCTAGCGTGTACACATCTATTTTGTTTAACATACTAAACATTTCCTATGCTAGGGTGTACACATCTCTGTGAAGTTGACGGTGCAAATCGGTGCAGTTGATCTGTCCCTAATTATTTCTATGGCGGTGTGGGCGATGCTGTAAACCAGCCTTGGTTAACAAGTCTATTTTTCCTGATTTTTGTACGAGGCCATATACATATAGCGCCCTACCCCCCTGTGCCCCCGCCACCCCAGCGTTGCGCCAGCGCTGCGCCAGTGCAATGCGTTGCAATGCGTTGCAGATCTTAGGTGAATCAAAGACATAAAATGCATTCAACTCAAGAATAAAGAATCTTCAATGAATTCAATGACTTAGAAGATCTCTGAATACTGATTCAAAATCGGTTATCAATAGCAAAAAACGGAAAATGTTGCCTATTTTTTAAGCATCACTTCGATGAATGAAAGGTGGTATATCTATAACTAAAAGTTATACTACCCCATCTACACCATCCTTCATTGCCTAAAATTTAAGCAAAATAAAGCATACCCCATCCTAAGTTATCCACAGCAACCAACCCAGTTATTCACAGCCTAACGACATGGCTCAATAACAAACTGTGGATAAGTCTCTATCAACTTTGTATTTTTATAATCGCATTTTTATGACAACTATGTTGGCATTAAAAAATGCTTAAAAATACAAAGATCTGCGTATACATGCCCGATCCCATGTCTTTCATTTAACAAAGAAACTATCCTTTTCACTTTAGTGAGAAAAGGAAATAGTTTCTTTTCTTAGTTAAATGAAAGACATGAAGATGAAAATCGAAACCGAATTGTTAGATTTAACGAAGTTAGTCTGTCAAGAGAAAGGCGATAGCCTTTTTTGTATCGATGAAAAGTGGCATACTGTTGTCAAACCCTTTTTGAAAAAAAGGGAAGTGTCAGATGAAACCCTTCAAGATCTTCGGAAATTCATCCAAGATCTTATGAAGGCAATTCAGAAGAAAACTGACAGAGCATATGTTGTAGATGCTGGAAGCTGGGTCGATGTTGTTGCACTGGTTTCAAACGACAAGCAACATTTCACAAAAGCTTTCCAAGCTTTTAAAACTGAATTCAACTATTAATTTTTTAACCTTCCTAAAGGAAACATCATGGAATACATTCCACAAATTGGCTTGATTACATCAACTATTGCACTTGCTTTGTTATACAAAGATGAAGCTGTGTTAGCCTTGGCTAAGACCTTCGGTTACAAAGTAACTGGTGTCGGTTTCAAGAAATGTCATTACACACTCAGCAAAGCTGAAGCATTACAGTGGATGGGTTGTTATGACGAGGCACTGTTGTTTAAAGGTAAAACCTTTATCGGTGCTAAGAAAGCCCTCTGATTGACATGGTCTTTATTGATCGCTACAATTGAAAACCTCACGGCAATATTGCCACAACCTTCCTGAAAGGAAACACAATGTTCAAGTCTAAAGCTCTGCTTTCAGTTAGCTCCGATGCCAAAACTATCAAGGGTGAAACCTTAGGTTTCTTAACTGGCATCCTCTATCTAGCTCCGGCAACAACTACCAAGTGGAACACTTGTTCTATGGCAAAGATTGCTCAGTGTGATGTAGCTTGCTTGAACAGTGCAGGGCGTGGAGCTTTCAGCTCAGTTCAGCAAGCTAGGATCAATAAAACCACATGGTTTTTCACTGATCGGAATGACTTCATGCAACAACTTGTTGTTGATATTGCAAAGCTCATTCAGAAAGCTTACAAGAAAGGCTTAAAGCCTTTAGTCAGACTGAATGGTACTAGTGACATTCGGTGGGAAACCATAGGTTTTACCGATGTTAGTGGCATTGAATATGTAAACATATTTGCTGCTTTCCCTAACACTCAATTCTATGACTATACCAAGGATGCAAATCGTAAAGATTTGCCAAGCAACTATGATGTAACTTTCAGTTACTCCGGTGTTGAAGGTTTTCAACCTTATGTTGAGAAAGCTTTGCTTAACAACATGAGAATGGCAGTAGTGTTCCGTAAGGAACAAGACATTCCTAAGACATTTATGGGAATCCCTGTTGTCTCTGGAGACAACTCTGATGTTCGTCACCTTGATGACAAAGTCATTGTCGGACTGTATGCCAAAGGTAAAGCGAAGCTTGATACCACTGGTTTTGTGGTGTAAGCAAAGCTTACGATAGCCTTGCCTAAAGCCTTAGGGCTTTGGAGAATGTTATCTAGCGTTCTTTATAGGGATTTTGTCCCGCTGTGAAGCGAAGCTTATCCCGACTTGCTCTTTAAAAATTGATACTAGTGTCGGTGAGGGTGCTTGCTATTAGCAAGGTAAGCGTCATCACTATGGACTAGCCTAGTCTGTACAAGGTGAATGTACAGGACATGCTTACATATCATGTTGATAATATGTGTGAGAGACAATTTCCATTGTGGCACTGGGGTCGGTGCTAGACAGTGGGTTTCTGTTAGGGCTAAAGCTTAGCTTTAACAGAAGCAAAGTCGCTTCTCTTTTCCTAAAGGAAACAAAATGGTACTTGATACACCACAGAAAATCGAAGCCTTCCGTCTACGTTCACTAAGACAAGGTCTTAGACTGGAGATGGTTGGAATGCGTTTGACTTCCAAGGGTAAGACTTGCTATGCAATTCTTAAAGGTATGGGTTACAAAGGTACGAAGCAACAGGTGTTTGATGCTGTCACTATCGACAGTGAAAATGCACTGGCTGAAGCAATCAATTCCTGAAAGGAAACAACATGACAGATAAAGAAATGCAAATGTATGGCTGTGACATGAAAGCTTTCAAGGAAAGCGTCAAGGAATCGATCAGCTATCGGCTAGCAGGTGGTGGAATGTGGGTTGCAGGGCTTATGTCAGATGCTCAAGAGCTAATGGCACTGGGTGACACAGAGACTGCTAGGCAGTATCTGAACAGGGCTAAATCGATCATGTTTGAAATGATGGATTCTGAACTAACACCCAATGCAATCAGCTTCTTTCCTGAAAGGAAACAACATGAAAACTCTTGAAGATCGTATCCACTTTGTGTTAGATAACACAATATTGTTATGTGAAGACATTGCCACCCTGCTTAATTGCCCTGTGACAGAGGTGCATAAGGTGGTGGAGGAACGATGGAAGAACATCACCGATGACAAAGACTTTGTAAAAGGCTTTGAAGATGCGAAGGAAGAAGCATGGAATATGTAATAGGTGTGCTCTGCTTTGCAGCATTTGTTGCTGTGAAATTTTGGTTATTAATTAAACTTTCCTGAAAGGAAACAACATGGGATATGGAATGTTTACCAGTCATGGTGATGATGTGGTGCATGAGCTAGTAAAACTAGCTAAGAAACATATGTTCAATGACAAGTCTGTCATTGCTATGTTAAAGGCACTGGGTGAGAATGAAACATTCTCTGAGGCCAGTGACACTGTGGTGAGAGAGAGAGTTTTGTTAGCTATCAATTCCTGAAAGGAAACAACATGAGAGTGTTCGTATATTTCAACCTTCACAAAAAATGCTTCAGCATTAAAGCTTTGGAAGGTGCTGACAAGGGTAGAGTGATTGCCCATCGTGACACTGTGGTGTTAGATGGATGCAAGCTGATGGTGTCTGAGGCAGGTCGACAGCGAGTGCTTCGAGAGAAGCGCAAGAATGTCCATGCCGGAGTTAGTGGCACTTGGATTAACTACTGCACCAACAGAGCTGACAATCAATTTGATTTCATCAGCATTGTTGGCAGACAAGTTACTTATAACCCTTATAAGTATGACAGCTTTGTGTTCAAGACCACTGAGCAACCTGTAAAGGTGGCTGATGTGGTGGCAATGAAGGTGTTGCCAATGGCTGATGGTGTTAAGCGTGGTGTTATTTACATGAGGAGTTTTCCATGAGAAAAGTGCTTGAGAAACATGGCTACGAAGTGTGGGCTAAGTGGGATAGCGAAGCTAACATCTTTGAGTTGTTCAATGACTCAGATGCTGTGTGTTATGTCGGCTTTGCCTCAGACCTTAAAGAGTGTGTCACCAATGGCACATGGTGGATTGATGAACAACTAGCGGAGGCAAGATGGAACGCATCATGAAAGCTAAATACAAGGGCATCTGTTGCAAGACTGGTGCAATCATTAATGTCGGTGACATTATTGTTTACGATTCTGTTAGCCGTAAGGCTTGGCTGACAGTGGACATAGACAGGATGGTGGTGCATGTTTGCTATAGGTGACATGAAGATCCCTCTGATAAATGAGACAGGTGTTGCTCGAAACAACTATGACATTGGCATTGCTGTGGCACTTCGTGACATTGACTTCGAATTGACAGAGGATGAAATCCTCGACTTCTATTACTCAACAATTAACTTTCCGAGGAACGATTATGGGACTTGATATGTATGCATTTGCTGTCAATGCTGACAGCGTAGGTGATGCCACTGTTGATGTGGCACTCGGTGATGGTGCTGATCAAATCAGCTACTGGCGTAAATTTAATGCACTTCATGGTTGGATGGAGGATTTGTACCGCCTCAAGGGTGGTACTAAAGCAGACTTCAACTGCACCACAGTGAGGCTCACTGCTAACGATCTTGATCGTTTAGAGATGGACACTGGCAACAACAAGCTAGTGCCTCGCAATGGTTTCTTCTTTGGGGATACGTCTAGTATCCATCCCGAAGATCTTGAGAGTGTCGGTGACTTCGTCAAGGTGGCAAGGCAAGCCCTTGCTGATGGCAAGGCAGTGTTCTACGATTCATGGTGGTGATATGAGATACAGATACAAATTCATTGTTTGCTTCCCCAATAGCAGTACCCCTGTTGCTACTTTCAAGACATTGAAAGCAGCAAAAGCACACTCTGATCAACTTGTTGATGATCAGATGTTTCAATACCAATTCTTTGGTAACAAGGTTTACCTTCCATTCATTATGGACAGACAAGAACTACTTCGTAGAGAGGTGTTCAACCTACTCGATAGCCACTTCATTTGGATAGGCAATCTGAATAACAAGCGTACCCTACAGGACTACCGCCTTCATCCCTACTATGCTAAGAGCATGGAGGATGTAGCAAATAGCATTGTTAAACTGGCACTGGAATACAAGGGAGAAGAAGCATGAACAAGGTGAGAATGCGTAGTGACTTAGCAGAGGAAGGCATGTCCGTCCCTGCTGGTAAGGGCTTCGAAAGCTATGACACTTTGGTAGATGTTATCTACCTAACGGCTGATGACTTGGAGGATGCAGTGCAGGGCAATGACCCTGCTGACACTGACGATCATCCCTATTGCTATGTGAAGCTTCGTGATGGACGATGCTTCTACATGGTGAGTGCTGACCTAGACTTCCCTGTGAAGATGAAGGTGAGTGAGAGGTTTGCACTGGAACAGTGGTTGTCTGACTACCCTGACACCATGTCCTATGCTTCTGTTCTTCAGGTGATTGGGCTTGATTCTTTTTGCTCAGGTGATTTTGGCATCATCCTGTGGGAGGTGATCGAAGATTATCCTAGTGAGAACATCATTGAAATGATTGATGACACTCGCAAAGCTTTCGAGAGCAGTGCCGATGACCTAGTGTATGGCGTTGCCCTGCACAGTGTGATGGAAGGAGCATGCGATGACTACGAGTAAGCGATACAAAGTGTGGGCTAAGAACATCACTTACTTCTATGCTTACATAGAAGCTGAGAACGATGAGGAAGCTTGGGACAAAGCCATGAGCATGGATGGTGGTGAATTCACTAGCATTGAGCATGGTGACTGGGAAATTTACAGCACTGAGGAGGTGAGCAAATGAATCAAGTTATTAAAACAACCGAAGGTTACATGGTAGAGAAAGCCAATGGTGATTATGCTTGTGATGCACAGGGTGATAACACATGGGACAGCTTCAATGAAGCGAGGGATGTTCTCTTCACCCTGTCAATCACTAAGCAGGAACAGACAGCTCATACCTTTGGTATGCACTATGCCTATGTCAATCCCAGTATGAGTAAGAATTGGGAACGTAAGGAAATTGCATCAACCTTCTACACTCCGAAGTCTAAGGTTTGGTATGCATTCATCCGAGGCATGGAAAGACATGAAAGATTTCCTGTCATTGCCAAGGGTGCTAAGGCTGACATTCGAGGTGTGCTGAAGCGACTGACAGAGTCGGCTGACAAGTACATTGATGATGGTAAGTGGATTGATGCACTGTCTAAAGACATTGCTGATGCTAAATATATTTTGGATAACAACCTATGAAACTAACAGTAGAAACCTTGGATAACTTTGTTAAATCCACAGTGATTAACATTGGTAAGAACAATGGATATGTTGAGTGCTACCTTGACTCCGTCATGGAGAACACAGTGTTGCACTTGTATGTGTATAACAAACAAGGGGATGAGGTGCATAGATACATCGTCCCTGTGAAGGAGTTGGCATGAGAGATCCTTGGAAAGAGAAATACTTTGGCCCTGTGGAAGAGGTGTTCATACCTAACAAAGTGCTACCACCACCCTACACCCTGCGTTGGGAGTTCAGCAATGGACATGGATGGCAACACTCTTTCGATGAAAGAGGACAGATGGAAATGTACATGACTAAGTGTGGCCTTCGGTCACATCCAAACATAACAAAGCTTAGCTTTACAGTGGGAGCTACTGGTAAGACAGTGGTACTGGCAGGAACTATTGAGGAACTAACGACATGACAGAACAGAAAACATTCACCATCACTGTATACACTGATGCAGGGCATGGATGGGGCAAGGTGAAGCGTAAGGTGTTAGAGAACTTGGGCATTGCCCCTGATGTAAGCAGCTACAGCTACCAATACAAAGACAATGTCTACCTCGAAGAGGACTGTGACTTGTCGTTGTTGTTACAACGCTTACACTCTGACAATGTCGCCATCAAGTGGGTCACTAAACACACCGATGGTGACAGCAAGATTCGTTCTTATGAAAGATACTCATATGTACAAGATACAAACAAGACTGCGTGACAAGTGGCATTGCCTAGAATTCTATGTGACAGACAGTGGTGATTACAAACCTAAGCGTTATCACACATTGCATGAAGCCACTCTGTCATTGGAACGATTCCTCGATGGGTTGTTCTTTGCCAACAAAGAACAGGTAGACTGCAGAAACTTTCGTATAGTTAAGGAATGAAATGAATACAAAGATGTTAAAACATGTACGACAATTGTTCAACACACAAGGTGTTGACAAGCGTATCAATAGACACAACCAACGACAGTGGGTGCGAAGCATTAGGCACTTGGGAGACAAGTGGTTGTTAGCTAAGCATGTACAACGAAAGGACTCAGCCAATGTATAAAGCACCACCGCCACCACCCCCTCCACCACCACCATCATGGCCTTTCCCTGCTCAGCCATTACCTGCCACCATACCACCTGAGCCTAGACATGAGCGATAAAACTCTGTACACTTGGTTTGTTATATGCTCCATTGTGGCACTGGTGGCTGTATGGATATGAGCTTCACCTTAGGGTTTGTTCATGGTCTACGCAGTTTACCCTTGTCTAAAGAATGGATGAACAAAGACTATGTCTTAGGTTATGCCGAAGGACAGAAAACAAAACGATTGTTTCTTGAACAAGAAAAGGAAAGGCTTTATCCCTATGTTAAGTGAAGTGGACATTCGAGACTTCGACAAACAACCAGTGACACCACTGTATTCAGTGAAGCCTAAGACCTATGTGCAATGCCCTCGCACTGAAGCTGTCTTCTACTTCGATCACATCGATGGCATGTATAGCTACTGCCTAGATATGTTCGGAGATACTATTCATCTAGCCGCTTGGACAGATGTGATACCGTTGGTTAAAAAGACCGACTAATCTGTAGGGGTATTGCACTGCCCCTATTTTTGTGGTTATAATTAATCGTCAGTTGCTGACACTCATCAACCTTCCTAAGGAAAACATCATGGCTAAACACCTCATCTTCTCTCGCAATGCTAACAACTCTGCTCTCTCTGCTGAGCGTATTCAACAGCTTGCACCTGCCGCTTTCAGCACAACCAAGGCTGAGAAACTTACAGATCGTTATGTGTCATTGAACACAAGCGACATCATCCCAGTGATGCAAGACTATGGATATGCACCAGTGCAAGCAGCACAGAAGCGTAGCCGTAGCCTCAACCCTGCTCACTCTGCCCACATGTTAGCCTTCGCTAAGACATGGGACATTGACTTTGGCACTGGTGACATTCGCCCTGAGATTATTCTTTACAACTCTCACGATGGCTCAGGCTCTGTGAAGTTGTTTGCAGGTTGCTTCCGCTTCATCTGTGCCAATGGCCTCATTGCAGGTGATGGATTCCAGTCTCGCATCTACCACAGCAAGGCACTGAGTGGCTTTGAAGACATGCTTCGTAACACTGTGGCTACATTGCCCACCATGATGGAGCGTCTTGAGAAACTGCGTGGTGTCACACTTGACCCACATCAGTCTGTGTTGATGGCTAAGCGTGGTGTTGAGACACGTTGGGATATGCTTGAAGAGCAAACCAAGGGTGTGTATGCTACCCCTCAAACCATTGCTGATGTGTTGAAATTTTCCCGTCAAGAAGACAACTACATGGATGCATTCACTGTGTTCAACCGCATTCAGGAAGGTGTTGTTCGTGGCAATGCATTTGTTAAGAGCTTGTCTGAGAAGCACCCCAATGGTGTGACTCGTAAGGCTCGCCCTGTTAACAGTGTGAAAGAAAACATCCGCATCAACTCAGAGTTGTGGAACATTGCCGAAGACATTGCCTTCGCTTAATTGATAACGGGGGAAAGCGGATGCTGTTGGAAGACACTCAGCCAAGTGATTAGGTTCATGAGGTGCAGTACCAACAGACGCAGCGAGTACCCCACCTATACAAAGGAACATGTATGTTATATACAAAGGCAATCGTCAAGGGTTACACCACTAAAGAGTGTGACGAATTCATGGTCAAGATAGAACTTAATTGTTTGATGACTGACAAAGATTTAGATGCGTTCTTAGAACCATTGAGAGAACAGTTTAATGAGATGGGTGATCCACTCCATTTTAAAATGACATTAGAAGCACAGGATATTTAATGCATCAAGATAAAGCAATTGGTATGTTCATGGGTCTGTTCATTGGTGATGCACTGGGTGCTCCATTGGAATTCATCAGGCCACATGAGATGTCTAAGACATTGACAGAGATGGAGGGTGGTGGTGTACATAACACTGCCGAAGGTGAGTGGACAGATGATGGTGCTATGGCTGTAGCAATTGCCGATGCATACATAAGCAGCAAACGCTTTGATCCTGAGAACATTGCCATGAACTTCAAGATGTGGAAGAAGACTGGGCACTTCGGTACTAGAGATTATGTCTTTGACATAGGCCGTACCTGTGGTGAAGCCATTGACCGCATCACAGCAACACAACCCTATGCAGGTAGCTGTAGCTATAGCTCCAGTGGTAACGGCTCTATTATGCGAGTAGCTCCCATTGTGCTTGCCAACCACAACAACATGCCTAATGCTGTGGCACAGAGTGTTGCTGTGTCCTTGATGACACATGGCAATGCAGACACTGTGCATTACATTGCAGGGTTTGTGGCTGAGCTTATGTCAGGCAAAGCAGAAGACAGCTTCGACTATCTCAAACACTTTCGTGATGTGTATGCATCAGGTAGCATTATGTATACATACAACATGGCATGGGAATGTGTGAGAGAAACCTCAAGCTTTGAGAAAGCTTTGATCATGGCAGTGAACAAAGGCTATGACGCTGACACCGTTGGTGCTGTCACTGGTATGTTGGCAGGGCGTAAGTATGGCTTGAAAGGTATACCCACTAGATGGCTTGACAAGCTAGTGAAGAAGGATGAACTCATTGATATGGCAGAAAAACTTTATGCACTGGGAGGTGATGATGGAACAGAATGAAATGCAACAAGCATTCCCCTATACAGGACTAGGTAGTGATGGCATGACCTTGCGTGACTACTTCGCAGCTAAGGTTATGGAAGCCATGCATGGCCCTGCGTGGGTCTTAAAGCAAGAAGAGATCCCTGCAAGGGCATACAAGATGGCTGACCTAATGATGGAGGCGAGAAAGCAATGACTCTCCCTCGCTATGTGGCACTGGCTAAAGCCTCTGAAGGTGTAACCAAGTATCGCTACAACCCACCACAGGATGCTGTTGATGCAGGGGTGGTGGCTAGGCGTGTACTTGGCACTGACAAATCTAAAGCCTTCGCCTTAGCTGAAGAGCTGAATGCACAGCTAGACAACTGGCGTAAAGAACTTAGATATCTTAAAGATATTTCAGAAGATACGAAAGTTGTTGACTTAATCAAAGCGTATAAGAACAACATCACTTATACCAAACTTAGTATAAAGGCACAGCGTGACTACATCTACTATCTACAGGGATGGAAGGACAGCAAAGCCAATGGCATACCCCTGTATCAATGCAAGCTAGGCAGCTTAGTCACTCCGCATTGTCAAAAGATATATGAACAACATGCTGAGCACAGTGTTAGCCTAGCTAACCACACCTTAGCTGTCTACAGGTTGCTCTTTAATTTTGCCATTCGTCATGGCTACATCACACACAATCCATTCAGCAAGGTGCTGAGAAGATCAGACAAACCTCGTAGGGTGGTGTGGACAAGGGAAGATGTAAGAGCATTCATGAACACAGCATATGCTACATTCAAGTGGCGTAATGTAGGACTCATTGTGCAGATGGGCTATGAATATGGACAGCGTATGGGTGATATGCGTAAGCTCAGATGGGATCAGGTTGATCTAGAGAAGGGTGTGTTGCACTTGGAACAAAGCAAGCGTAGGTCTAGGGTGACTATACCGACAAGCCAAGGCTTGTTAGCAATGCTGAAGCAACAGCATGCTGAGTTTGGGTGGCAGCAATATATTGCACCATCCAACAATCCCGATAGGAAGGGTGGCCTACTGCCTTACAGCTTGTTTAATCTGTCTAGAGTGGCTAAGCAAATCATGACTGAGGCAAGTCTGCCTAGTGACTTGGTGTTGCAAGACCTACGAAGGACAGCGATAACTGAGATGGTGGAAGCTGCCATTCCTTTGCCTAATATCATGGCTATATCTGGACACTCAACACCACAAAGTCTGACACCTTATATTAAGAATACCCTACGCAGTGCGACAATAGCACAGGAAATGAGGGGAACACTTGACTATACGAAAGACTTAAACTATAACTGAGTACACCTACATCGTTAGGAGTACTTAGGAGAAGTTAATGAGAGAGTGTAAGAAGTGTAAACAACTACTAGATAGTTCTTTATTTTATAAAGATTCCTCAAGGAAGGACGGACTTAGATGGTGCTGTATTTCATGCACTAAAAAATCTAAGAAGTTATTTCGTGAGAATAATAAAGAACATATTAAGCAGCAGAAGAGGCAAAGTTATTTAAAACATAGAGAAAAAACTCTACAAAAAAGAAGAGATAGTCCTGTTAAATATAAACAAAGAAGAGCGCAACTTCTTTTGACATATAAATTAACAGAAAGTGACTACGATAGGATGAGAGAAGAACAAAAATTTAGGTGTGCTATTTGTGAGACACATGAACAAGATGTTAAGAGAGGGCCATCAGCTTCTGTTGAAACATCTTTACATATCGATCACTGCCACAGCACAAATAAAGTTAGAGGACTTCTATGTATGAATTGCAATAACTTGTTAGGTAAAGCTAATGACAACACTAACATCTTACACAAAGCAATTGATTATTTAAAGAGGGAGCTTATATGAGATACAGGTGTTCTAAATGTAAGCAGGTGTATGAGAGGGACAGTGGCAAGGCTTGGATAAAAAGCTATTGCAATGAGACAGATCAGTATGCTAGATTGATAAAGGAGAAAAGAGATATGACATTAAATCAGATGGAACAAGAGGCAGTTGTTGTTGAACAACTTGAATGGCTTCTTCAGTATGAGCTTAAGCATGATGCTGAAGATCAAGACTGGGAACTTATCAATGCATTAACAAGAGTGTTGAAAGAGTTTGAACCGATAAACTTTGTGGAGGAAAAGTCATGAGTGCTTGGCTAATTGCAATTGTTGGTGTAGTGTATGCAGTGGTGGCAGTGGATCTGCTGCTCAAGGGTAGCACTGGACTAGGCATAGCCTTTATTGGTTATGCACTGGGCAATGTAGGACTGTATATGGAGGCAGCAAAATGAACAAAGAAGACATCATTCGTAAAGCTGAAGAAGATGAGTGGATTGAAATAACTCAGTTCATGAAGTTGGCTGTGTTAAAAGAACGTGAGGCGTGTGCAAACCTGCGTAAAGAAGTGGAGTTGTTGGGTAAACAATCGACAGAATATGAAGAGGGTTTTTGGGATGGCTTAAGTAAGTACGAGGATTTAATAAGAGCAAGGGGCAAGCATGACACACGATGAAGTTGTTGACATGAAAGACTTTAATGAATGGTGGAATGCTGACATCATTAGAAGTAGTCCATTTAGAAGAGGTAGTCCTAAATACTGGGGATGGGCAGCATGGCAAGCTGCAGCCAAAGCCGAACGTGAGGCGTGTGCAAAGTGGCTAGAAGATGTAGTGGATGCCCCAAATTGGGCTGATGTTATCCGAGCAAGGGGACAAGCATGAAACCAATAGCATGGTATGACCCAAGCAACGGCATGGTAAGCACAGACCAAGACTGTCCTTTGTTTACACCGCTTGGTCAGGTGTGGTCTTTGTATCCAAAGCAAGAGTGGGTAGGGCTGACTGATGAAGAGATTTTGGTCAAGTGTGAATCTGTGCCTGACTACGACATTGGCAATCATGACCTAATTCAATTTGCCAAAGCCATTGAAGCCAAGTTAAGGAGTAAGAACACATGACTAATTACACAGATGAAGACGATGAGTTTGCTCGCATCGAGCGAGAAAACAAAATGAAGGGACAGCCTTATCACTTTGATATTTTTGTTTCTCCATCACAACGTAACCAAGTATTAGAGGAGGCTGCGAAGATGTGTGAAAGCCATTGGGAAAAAGATGGTGCGGCTTTATGGTGTGCTAAAGCAATCCGAGGGATGAAGAAATGAAAGCACATGAACTTGAAAACCTCATCATGGCAGCATGGATAACTAAAGAAGACATCGACTCCATCCTGTGGGTGTTGATGGACAGAGAGAAGAGTCCAACAGAGGATGAGCTAGCCAACTTATTAATTGGACTGCACACCCTTCACGATGCTAGAATGGCTAAGCTGTTTAACGCATACGAGCAAGTATTAAAGACCAACAAAATAACTTACAAGGGCTATGACATTTCTAAAAACCCATCTACCTTGTGAGACATGTGGTAGCAGTGATGGCTTATCACTGAATGAAGACATGTCCACCAAATGTTTTGTATGTAATACATACATCCCTTCCACCAACAATGAAAGACTAGAAGTGATTGATGTTGATACAGAAACGAAAGACACAAGCTCTTTCCTGAAGGAATATAACGAAGGCCACAGTGTGTCTGTGTCAGACAGACGCATTAATAAAACAACAATGGAAAGGTATGGCGTTGTTAGAAGCAACGGCTTCTACTACTTTCCCTATTACGACAGCAACTCCCAACTGGTGGCGGCTAAGCGTAGGGAAGTGAAGGACAAGAAGTTTACAACAGTGGGTGGATGGAGCAAGGGTACACTGTTTGGACAGAACCTCTACCCATCCAATGGCAAGTACTTAACAATCACTGAAGGTGAGTTTGATGCACTGGCTGCATACCAATTGACAGGTAGTAAATATCCAGTGGTATCCATTCGCACAGGTGCAGGTAGTGCATTGAAGGATGCTAAAGCAAACTACGAATACATCAACAGCTTTGAAAACATTGTGCTGTGCTTTGATGGTGATGAAGCAGGACAGAAGGCAGCAAAGGAAGTTGCTGAATTGTTTGGAAGCAAGTGCAAAATATTTAAACCAGACCCTGCATACAAGGATGCATGCGAGTGGCTAGCAGATAACAAAGAAGCTGCATTCGTAGCCCGTTGGTGGGCAGCAGAGCCTTTCGTTCCTGATGGTATTGTCAGTGGCACTGGGCTGTGGGAGCTAGTGTCTAAGCCAATGGAAGCAGCAGATTGTTTCTACCCTTGGAAGGGATTGAACGATATCACCTATGGCATTAGAGCAGGTGAGCTTGTTACATTCACAGCAGGTAGTGGCTTAGGTAAGAGTCAAACTCTTAGAGAAATTGTTTGGCACTTGCTACAGAATAGCAGTGATAACATTGGCTTGATGTTTCTTGAAGAGAGTGTGAGAAAGACTGGCTTGTCAATGATGAGCCTCGCTGCTGATCTTCCTATGCACCTACCTACAACTATGGTGTCTGATGCCATACGCAAGGACGCATTTGAAAAGACACTAGGCACTGGACGCTTATACTTCTTTGATCACTTCGGTAGTACAGCCATTGAAAACATTGTCAATCGTGTCAAGTATATGGCTAAGGGATTGGGATGTAAGTATGTATTCCTAGATCACTTAAGTATTATTGTCTCCAGTCAGGACAATGGTGATGAGCGTAAAGCCATTGATGAAATTATGACCAAGCTTCGCATGCTTGTGCAGGAAACTAGCATTGCTCTCATCATTGTTAGCCACCTCAAGCGTCCCTCAGATAAGGGACATGAGGAAGGTGCAACCACTAGCCTAGCTCAGCTTCGAGGCAGTGCTGCCATTGCACAGCTTAGTGACATGGTGATATCGCTAGAGCGTAATGGACAAGCTGACGATCCTGTTGAGCGTAACACCACCAAGGTGAGGGTGTTAAAGAATAGATACAGTGGACAAACTGGTCCTGCTTGCAGCTTGCTTTATAACAAAGACACTGGCAGAATGTTCGAGATTGATGACACAATGGAAGGACTTATGCTATGAAGAAGTGGGATGGATTTGATAGTGCCATCATAGGCACAGCCAATCTTTGGATTGGTAATGAGCGTGTCGATGTCCTTGTTTATGATTGTGAAAAGATGGTTGACCAATTAATAATTAGGGATGGTATGTCGGCTGATGATGCTGTTGAATACATCAGCTTTAACATTGAGAATGCATACATAGGAAAGGACACACCTGTGGTGGTGTGGCAATATATCGATGAGTGACGGAGGAAAGGGACACACTCAGCGTCCCAAATCAATAGCTGATGAGGAATGGGCTACTAGATGGAATGCCATCTTTGGTAAAGACTCAATAGAAGATTACAAACAGTCGGAAGATATTAATAACCTCCGACAAAATGATAAGGACAATGACGATGATCTTCTTAGACATAGAAACCAACCTGAAACATGACACCATTTGGTTGTGTGTTACTAAGCACAACACCACTGGTGAGGTGAGGCACTGGCGGGAAGCCGACAGCTTGCAACAATATTTAGATGGTGAGCAAGTGGTAGGCCACAACATCATTGGCTTTGATGCTCCAGTGCTGAAGAAGGTATGGGGTGTTGACATCCCTGACAATAAGCTAGTGGATACATTGGTGATGTCACGCCTGTACAAGCCCGACATTGACATTGTTATTCCTGAGCAGGGCAAAGCACCTAGTCCACACAGCCTAGAGGCATGGGGCTATCGCTTAGGCAGCTACAAGATTGGATTCACTGACTTCGATGGTGGATGGACACAAGAGATGGCTACCTACTGTGAACAGGATGTTCAACTTTTAGAAAAACTGTATGTTTTTCTGACAACAACAATGGTGAAGGAAGGGTTTTCCCTACAAAGCATTCAGCTTGAGCATGATGTTGCCATCATTTGCCGTGGCATGGAAAACAACGGCTTCATGCTAGACATGGAGAAAGCTATGGTACTTAGTGCAACACTTAGTGGGCGCATGTCTGACATTGAAGAGAGCATGCAGCAGGTGTTTCCTCCCATCGTAGAGCAACGCTTCTCTGAGAAGACAGGCAAACAGCTCAAGGATAAGATTACCGTTTTTAATCCCGGAAGTAGACAGCAAATTGCTGAGCGATTGGCAGGGCTTGGTGTTGTCTTTACAAAGAAGACAGACAAAGGCAATGTCATTGTTGACGAAGCTGTGCTTGAGAAGATTGACTTGCCAGAGGCTAAGCTGGTGGCAGAGTATTTAATGATACAGAAAAGAGTGGCACAGATTAGCAGTTGGCTTGAGCTAGTGGGTGATGATGGCAGGGTACACGGTAGAGTCACTACTAATGGAGCAGTGACAGGCAGGGCTACACACAGTAGTCCGAATATGGCACAGGTTCCTGCGGTGGGTAGTCCCTTTGGTGCTGAGTGTAGGGAAATGTGGCGTGTTCCTAAGGGATATAAGCAGGTGGGTGTTGACCTATCAGGCATTGAGCTGCGTTGCTTAGGTCACTACCTGAATGACCAAGAGTGGATGGATGAGTTGCTTAAGGGCGACATCCACTGGTTTAATGCACAGAGCTTTGGCTTGGTGGAGAAGGGTACTGTCAAGGACGATAGCAATCCAGAGCACAAGAAGGCTAGGAACACCACAAAAACCCTGACATATGGGGTGTTGTATGGAGCAGGAGCTGCCAAAGCAGGATCGATTGTTGGTGGAAACAGCAGCAAAGGCAAGAAACTTATTGATAGTTTTATTAACAACACGCCCGGCCTTTCTTCTTTGAAGAAGAAGATATCTAGGCTGATGGCTAAGGGGCATCTCCCTGCACTGGATGGACGCAGGGTGTGGGTTAGATCTGAGCATGCTGCATTGAATACATTGCTGCAAAGTGCAGGTGCTATCATTGCAAAACAATGGCTTATTGAATCAACAAAGCTGTTGCAAGAGAAGGAGATAGATGCTAAACTATTAGCGTTTGTTCATGACGAAACACAATGGGAAGTGAGAGAAGATCAGGCAGAGGAAGCAGCTAGGCTCATCGAGCAAGCAGCAACCAAAGCAGGTGAAGCTCTTAAGTTCCGGTGTCCAGTAGATGCCGAAGGAAAGATTGGTAACAACTGGCGTGAGTGCCACTGACGATACAAGTGGGTTTTCATATTGGAGAATATTATGAGTGAAGAAAAGAAAGCCATCAAGATTAAAGCTGATGTGTTCTGGTGTCAACACAATAAGGTGAATGACATGTCTGGTAAGTTTCAGCTTAACCTGTGTAACCTGTCTGACGCTGCTGTTGAAGCATTGGAAGACATGGGCATCAGTGTTCAAACTGGTGAAGACAAGAAGGCTGACATGGGCAAGTACATCACTTGCAAATCAGAGAAGCCTATCCGTGTCTTTGACACAGACAATGATGAAATTACTGAAGCCATTGGCAACGGTAGTAAGGCTAAGGCTTTAGTGTCTAGCTATTCTTGGACTTACAAGAACAAGAAGGGTGTTAGCCCTTCATTGAAGAAGCTGGTCATTACAGACTTGGTTGAGTATGCTGCTGCTAGCGGTATTAATGCAGATGATGAGGACGTATTATGAACTTGAACATTACACTTACTTTGGACCAATTGAACTTGGTATTGGCAGCACTTGCTAAGCTTCCCTTTGAAGCTGTTACAGACACCATCGCTGTTATCCGACAGCAAGGCACTGAACAACTTCAAGCAGCAGAAGCAGCAGCATCTGCTGAAGCACCAGTGGTGGTTGAAGAAGTTGCTTAATGAAAGCACTATTCGATAGCGATATATTCGCCTATCGTGCAGCATCCGCATGTGAGGACGAAGACGAAGCAACGGCACAGCGAACACTGGATCGTTTAATTGTTGATGTCCTCATGTGTGGTGTTGATAGCATCTACCCTGATTGCTTTGTAGATAGTTGGAGCATGCACCTAACAGGCAAGAACAACTTTCGCTATGAGATAGCCACCACTGTTCCCTATAAGGGAAACAGAGTGGACAAGCCTAAGCCAAAGCATCTAGCTTTCCTTAGAAGCTATCTTGTTAAGGAGTGGGGAGCCACTATCTCTGAAGGTGAGGAGGCTGATGACACCATCGCTATTGAAGCAACAAGACTTGGTGACGATTGTGTCATCGTTTCTTTAGACAAAGACTTAGATCAGATATGCGGATGGCATTACAACTTTGTAAAGCATAGTGGTTATTACATCACACCAGAGCAAGGCTTGGTTAAGCTGTATACGCAGATGCTGACAGGTGATGCTGCCGATAACATCAAAGGTTTGTTCCGTGTTGGTCCAGTGAAAGCAGCCAAAATAATTGGGGACACAACAGATGAACTTGAGCTGTACAACAAAGTGTTAGAAGCTTATGAAGGTGATGCTGAGAGAGTGTTAGAGAATGCTCAGCTTCTTTTCTTACGAAGATATGAAGGACAGATATGGACTCCCCCACAAGTGTAAAACCAAACGACATTGCTCTCATCCTTCGCCCCACCATTGAAGATGGTAAATATACAAACAGCTTTCAGGTGCTAGTTAGTGGCTTTGGTCCTCTAACTATTAGCCGTGATGATGCAGACAACTTAATTGGCATGGCTATGATATTGGCATCAGTGATTCCACACATGGAACAAGACGCTGCACTGGCTGATAAGCTTGTTGAGTATTGTGGTAAATGCTTTGCTGATGTAGGCGACTTTGCTTACAACCCAGATCATGATAGTTTTGGTGATGGTAGTTTTTCTATTGATACAAAGACAGTTGGAGGTATGCAATGAATGTAGATGACACACTGGCAACAAGAGCCACTAGATATGGTAACTATAAAGAAGATGTCTCTAGAGTTTCTCAAGCATTGAAAGATGTTTTAAGATCTGGTGATGTATGGAAAGAGATGGATGATGATATGAAGGAAAGCCTTGATCTCATCTGTAACAAGATGTCTCGCATTGTTAATGGTGATCCTTGGTATCATGACTCATGGCATGACATCATTGGATATGCTAGACTAGTTGAAGAAAGAATTGAAAAGCTATGATCACAGTAGACATTAGTTTAAAAGTATTCTTTAAACCAGAAGACCTGCCTAATGTCTATCTGAATGAAGAAGTGTTGAGCGAGGTGATTATTGAGAACCTCACTGCCTCATTAGAACGCATGGACTCACATGAAATTGTGTTTCGTCATGTTGATGTTGAAGGACTAGAATGAAAGTTAATTCTGTAACTATCAGGGAGGCTAGCAATGGCTTTGTTGTTGAGCATGTGGCTGAGTCCGAATACGATAAATATCTTTCTGAGTTTGTTGCTCTGGATGTTGACGAAGCACTGGCAATAGCTAGAGATTTATTTGTGCATTACGATGCTGCTGACATGTCGCATTTAGTAGATACTCCAGTTGGCAGATAACAAAAAAAGAAATGGTGGTGAGTGGACTGACTCTAGGTTCAGAAGCTTTGTCACCTCTGCATTGAGAGCAGCCTCTAGGCGTTGGCCTCCTAAATATAAAGCTTTGAAAGAAGCTTTTGTTGGTAGGAAGACCAACAAGAAGACAGGCAAGCTAGCGATGCATTACAAATGTGCCAAATGTAAGAAGCATTTTGTTGCTGCTGATGTACAGGTAGATCATATACTCCCAGTAGTATCACCAACAGAAGGCTTTGTTAGTTGGGACTTGTTCATTGATCGTATCTTTTGTGAGATAGAAAATCTACAAGTGTTGTGTAAGCCTTGCCACAAGGTGAAGACAGATGAAGAGAAAGCAGAAAGGAAAAAGAAATGAATGTAGAACTGTTAGATGAACATGACGATGGTAGTGCTACCTACCAATTTGATTTAACATGGGAAGAGCGTAACCTCTTGCTTAACTTAGGTATAATTACAGCCATCAAGAATGGCATTAATGAAGGAGCTGAATATGTCGGTGACACTAGTCTGGGCAACCCCGAATGCGGAACATCTGATAGCGTACATGGCGAGGGTGAGCAACCCAGAGAATCAGAACAACCCTGAGACAGCTCCTAAGCTGTTAAAGTATTTGATGGACAACAAACATTGGAGTCCATTTGAAATGGTTAATGTCTGTATGGAAATTGAAACCACCCGTGACATTGCCCGTCAAATCCTACGACACAGAAGCTTCAGCTTCCAAGAATTCTCACAGCGGTATGCCATTTCCTCACGCTATGAAACCAGTGAGGTAAGGCTACAAGACAATAAGAATAGACAGAACTCAATCCCCGTAGAAGACCGTGAACTCATCAAGGTATGGGAAGAGCTACAGACAGACGTTTTAATCGCTGCTAAGCGGTCCTATGAGGCTGCATTGGGCATGGGCATAGCCAAGGAAGTGGCTAGGAAAGTGTTGCCTGAAGGAATGACAACCAGTAGAATGTACATGAATGGTACACTGAGAAGCTGGCTGCACTATGTTGACATTCGCTGTGACAAAGCAACACAGAAAGAACATCGTGAAATAGCAGACCAATGTAAAGTAGTACTAACTAACTTAGTCCCATCCTTGTTTTAGTAGAGCAAGCAGTAGCCATCTGAGGTATAACTACCTTTCTTTTCACGGGAGCTTCGGCTCCCTTTTTTCCCACCCTAACAGGAGTATTTATATGGCAAAGTTTAAGGTCAACATTGACCTGTCTAGGGATGCATTGTTCGATGAACTAGGCATCCAGAGATTAAGAGAAAGTTACATGAAAGAAGAAGAGGCTAGTCCTCAAGAAAGATTTGCATATGTTTCGGAATCGTTTGCTTCAAATCAAGAACACGCTCAAAGACTGTATGACTACAGCAGCAAGCATTGGCTCAGCTACTCTACTCCCATCCTATCGTTTGGTCGCTCTAAACGTGGCCTTCCTATCAGCTGCTTCCTTAACTACATGGACGACAGTGCAGAAGGCTTGGTTGACAACCTATCAGAAACTAACTGGCTATCCATGTATGGTGGTGGTGTCGGTGTGCATGTGGGTATCCGCAATAGTGATGATAAGTCTACTGGTGTTATGCCCCACCTTAAGATCTACGATGCTAGCTCATTGGCCTACCGTCAAGGACGCACGAGACGGGGCAGCTATGCTGCCTATCTAGACATCCATCACCCTGACATCATCCAGTTCTTAGAGATGCGTAAGCCTACTGGTGACCAGAATGTACGCACACTAAACCTACATCATGGCATCAACATCACTGATGAATTTATGACCATCATTGAGAAGGCCATGAAAGACCCAGACTTTGACGACAGCTTTCAATTGAAGAATCCTGCCACTGGTTTGGTGGTTGAGACAGTGTCTGCTAAATATTTGTGGCAGAAAATATTAGACCTGAGAATGCAAACAGGTGAGCCATACTTAGTATTCATTGACACAGCTAACAAGGCTATGCCTAAGTGGTTGAGTGATAAAGGCTTGAAGATTAATGGTAGCAATCTGTGTACAGAAATCTTTCTACCAACTAACGAGAAACGAACAGCAGTGTGTTGCTTGTCTTCTCTCAACTTGGAATACTATGATGAGTGGAAGAACGACAAACAATTTATTCTAGATGTTATGGAAATGCTAGACAATGTCTTGCAATACTTCATTGACAAAGCACCATCAACAATTGCCAGAGCTAAGCTTAGTGCAATGATGGAGCGTAGTATTGGTGTGGGTGCTCTAGGCTTCCATGCTTTTTTGCAGAAGAAAGGTGTAGCCATCGATGGTGTGATGGCTAAGAGTTATAACAATGAAATATTTAAACATATACATGCTTCGTGTCTACGGGCTGATGCTGTCTTGGAGCAGCAGCGTGGTAGTTGTATCGATGCTGGCCTTGATAATATTAGTAGAAGGTTTAGTCATCACACTGCTATTGCTCCTAATGCCAGTAGCAGTCTTATTATGGGGAATACTAGCCCTTCAGTCGAGCCGTACAGAGCGAATGTTTTTAGGCAGGACACACTTAGTGGAGCATTCGTCTATAAGAATAGGTTCTTGAAGGCACAACTTGCTGCACTGGATATGGACAATGACGATGTGTGGGCATCCATCATTAGCAATGAAGGATCTGTACAGCACTTAGACATTCCTGAACAGTTGAAGGAAGTATTTAAAACTGCTATGGAAATTGATCAGAGGTGGCTCATTGAACTAGCAGCAGACAGACAACAATACATTGACCAAGGCCAGAGCATTAACCTGTTCTTCCCTGCAAATGTATCCATTAAATATTTGCATGCCATCCACTTCCTTGCTTGGAAGAGTGGATTGAAAAGCTTATACTATCTCCGTTCAGAGAAGGTAAGAAAAGCAGATAAGGTTGGTGCTCAAATCAAACGTCAGAAGATTGAAGATGAAATTGATTTGAAAACTGTGGCTGATGGTGAAACTTGTTTAGCATGTGAAGGTTGATATGGTAAGAACAAAAGCAGATATTACGCAAGAGCGTACAACATTCAAGCCATTCAAATATCCTTGGGCATATGATGCTTGGCTTCAGCACGAGCAAAGCCATTGGCTTCATACTGAAGTGCCTATGTCTGAGGATGTTAAAGACTACAGAAAACTCAGTGCTAATGAGCAAGAGTTTTTAACAAAAATCTTACGCTTCTTTGTGCAGGGTGACTTGGACATTGGCAGTGGTTATCATGACCATTACATCCCAGTGTTCAAGCAACCCGAAGTAAGGATGATGATGAGTGGCTTTGCAGGTAGGGAAGCTTTGCATGTGGCAGCATACGCCCACCTCATTGAAACCTTAGGCTTGCCTGAATCTACATACAATGAATTCCTCCAATACAAAGAGATGGTGGAGAAGCACGACTACATTAACAACTTGAACGCAGCACCAATGGCTGAAAAGATTGCAGCCATCTCTGCCTTTGGTGAAGGCATGCAACTATTCTCTAGCTTTGTGATGTTGCTAAACTTTGCAAGGAATGGTAAGCTTAAAGGGCTGGGCCAAATTATTGCTTGGTCCATCGTTGACGAAACTCAACATGCTGAAGGCATGATTAAGGTCTATCGTGAATACGTTAAACACCATCAGGATGAAACGACTTCGGATCGCATTAAAGAAATTGCTCATCAAATGGTGGGTTTGGAGGATCAGTTTGTGGATCTGGCTTTTTCAATGGTCGAGGTTGAGAAGCTTACGAAAGAAGAAGTGAAGCAATACATCCGCTACATTGCAGATCGTAGACTCATCTCTATGGGAATGAAGGGCATCTACAAGATTAAGAAGAACCCTCTGCCGTGGGTGGATGGTATGCTTGGTGTTAGCCACACCAACTTCTTTGAGCAGCGTGTAACAGACTACAGCAAGGGTGCTACCACTGGTACATGGGATGATGTATGGGGGAAAGCAGCATGATAGTTGTTAATGTCAGACAAGGCATAGGGCTAGACATTGAATATAATGATGACATATGCCACATTGTTAATGATGGTGGTGACACTGATAAGTTATTTGCATATAGTGGTATACTAATCAAGTTGCCTTTCATTAGCATCTACATTGGTGAGTTTGATGAAATTGGATCGCTCACTAATAGCAATAAATCTACAGGGGAATAACATGCAAGTCAAGTCTGAACGATCTGCACCACTGCGTATTCAATTTGAACAAGGCTATAAAGCTTTCAGACATGGATGGATGGTCAATCAATATGACCCACTGTCTGTGGCAGGTAAAGAATGGCAACGGGGATTTGACCGTGGCTACTTCGATAACATTGAAAGACTCAATGGCTACCAAGCGGTTCGATAAAGAACTCCACGACACCTACGACAAGTTTGGAAGAGATGTAGTTAAAAGCTATGTCTCTTCTTTTTGGAATATGGAAGCTAAAGATAATCCCGATAGATATGGGTGGGGTATGCTGAGGTAGAGGTCAGACTGTCATGGAAAACTGTAGAGTTTCCATACGAAGATTTGAATGTACCTGCTAGGAAGAAGAAGCTCTTAACACAAGAGATTCCTACACACTTCTTTTCAATTAACAAAGATGGAACAGCCTTGTTTCATTGCGAAGCTGCTGCTGTATTAGCTTCAGAAATTAAAGAGTCTAGAAATAAATATGTCTATCAAGGAGAACTCTTTTACAAAGTCTCTCTTGATAGACTATCTTATGTAGTATTATCTACGACTGGCGAGGCCACCCTTAGCTAAGCCAATCTTCTTTTTAGTTTCTTTGTCTTTGTAGGATCCACCTACCAAGTCTCTAATATTATTTACTGCTTCAATCTCTCGCTTAACAGCAGCAGACATCTCATCAGTAGGAATAGACACCCCAACATTTTGTTTTAATAACAACTTAAATTGTTCTTGTAACACTTTTAGTGCTTCAGCTTTGTCTTTAATCCCTGTCTTTTCTAATGACTCAATAACATCAGGAATAAATTCAGATAAATCTATTTTAAATTCATATGAAGGTCTAGCTAGTCTATTTAATCTAGCGGCTGTTGTTTGATTACTAGTAATAATAGGTGTGAATCCAGCTTCAATAGCAGCTTTACCTCCAGTTTCCCTAAACTCATTTCTAACAAGTCCTCGAATAAGACGATAAGCTTTTAATGCTTGCACTTCTTCACTACCAAGACCTCCCTCTTTAATAGGCTTCAAAGATTTTGGAGATAGAAAGTTTTTTCTTAATTCTTTTAAATTTCTGTATAAGTTGCTATTAATTTCTTCTTGTTGTTTAAACAAAGGAATTTTCTTTTCTGCCTCATACATGTTTCTAGTGATGGAAAGCTTTTCACTTTCTGTGAAAGCATCCTCAGACTCACGCATACCAATAGATCTAGGAAGTCCTAATGGACGAGCCACTGTGGGAGAACCAGTAATAGATCTTGCAATGACGTTCATATCCCCCATCTCCTCTATTCCTACTTTTTTCTTATACTGATCTCTAGACATGTTGATTCGTCTAAATTCATAGTCAGCATATGGAATAGATGTTTGAACAATGTTCTCAGGATTTGATCCCCCAAAGGAAGTAGAGTAATTAAATCTAGCGTCATCTGTAAAAGATGTTGCTCCTACTTTTAATTCTCTCTGTCCAGCTTGATCTTCAGGTAATGTTTGAGGATCAAAGAAACCTTTAGTGGCTCTCTCTGCTGGGTTATCTTCTGTACCATGATAGAGCACCTTAAGAGGTCTGTCTTTATATTTCTCTCTAAGCTTATTCAACTTATCTTGTAAAGGCATAGAGAAAGAAACAAAATCTTCTACAGACTTTGGATCATTAACATCCACTTCTTTACCTTTGGATGCTCTGTATTCGCCCTGAGCTACAGCAATAACATCATCCTCAATCTTACCTGCCACATTAGGCATCTCGATCAGTTTATCAAAAGTATCTGTCCTCATTTGCTTAATGGCAGTTAATGTATTCTGTCTAACTTCAAAATCTGAAATGATGTCTGAGTCTTTACTGAAGCCATATTTGGCTTTATTTAAATCACCCTCAGCTATGCCTTTCATGTAAGGAGACAAAGGAGCAGGAGCCTCTATAGGAGTAGGCTTCTGCATAGGAAGATCTGTTTTAATCTCAGGCAATGCTTCTGCTTCCACCTTAGGTGGTGGCGTGAATGAAGCTTCAGCTTCTGTTACTAGCTTCTCCATCTCTGCATCAACAGGCTTAGGCTGAACAGCAGGGCTAACCTTACTCTTAACAATAGGCGCTTTAACTACAGGAGCAGCTACTGCCTCTACTGGAGCTTCCTTCACTGCTGTTTTAGCTGCCGCATCCTGCATCTCTTTTAACAAAGACATAGAACTCTTCATTACAGCAGAAGAGCCAATTTCTTTACCTACTTGTTTAGCAGCTAGACCACCAACTTGATAACCAACAACACCGCCAGAGGCTTTCTCTACTGGTTTTTGTACAGCCACTGCATCTTTACTTAATGCTTTAGATATTTCCAAAGCCACACCATACTTCTTAAAGTCAGTATCGCTTTCAAACGAATTACCTGTTTGTTGTTTATAAAACTCTAAAGTTATTCTACGAAGTTTAGGAGGCAAAGCTTCAAATTGTTTTTGTTCAACTGGAGGTACTTTCTCCATCTTGTAAAACTTAGCAATTGATTCATCTATCGCTATCTTCTTTGCCTCACTTTGAAGTTCTGATAAAGCATTCTTTAAGTCAATTGCTTTGCCTTCATCAGTGGCTTTCTTATACAAATCCATATTGATAACAGGACCGATGAAGTTATCAATATTGTTAGCTATGAATTTTCTAGCTTCAGCATCCACTGTCTTATCACCTGTGGTTGAGAAGATAGCATTGAATGGAATCTTCCTAGCTTCAATCTCTGTTTCAATCTCATTCTTTGGTGGCACTAAAGCCAAGCCAGTCAGTTGTTTTAATGGGCCAGTGTCTCTGAAAGCGGCTTGTGTTCTTGTAGCTGGTTGATATTCAGGCAAGGCTTGCTTTAAGATTGGGATGCCCTTTTGAATGTTCTTACCAACAGCAGTTAGGAATGTTCTTTCTTCATCCGGCTTAGTGACATAGATGTCTCTAGGCAGGGCTTCGTTACTATCGAAGGCACTGATGATGTCACTAACTTGGTTAAGTGGAACAGTAGCTCTACCGAGCCAAGCACCAATTAAATCACCTGCAGATCTAGATACTTTATTCAACGCTGTCTGATCTGTTTCTCCATCAGCAGCAAACATAGAAGAAGCAACTTCTTTAATTCTTTCTAATGATTCTGAAGTAGAGCCTACAGACTTAAAGCCAGTGAGGGCCTCAACCAAGTCCATTGCCTTGAAGTCTTCTGGGTTTCCATTAGCTATCTTGTAATAGAAGTCAGCCAGAGCAAATGGTACATTCACTGGAAATAAATATTTAAGGTCTACATTAGTTCCATCATCACTCTTCGCTATATTCCAAGGTGTGTCTTGGTTTTCTTTTCTATAGGCATATGCAGCCAATAGAGTAGCCATACCAGTAGCTTGCTGTGCTATCTTTTCTGATCCTTGCAATAGTAGTTGAGAACCAGCTTCATCACCATTCTTTAAAAGCCTGACACCTTCAATGGCTTCAGCAGCACCCTTACCTGCGTACCAAGGGTTGTAATGTTTAGCTGTCCACTGCGTAGCATTCACTAAGAATCTAGCAAAAGGAAACACTGCTGTACTAATTGGTCTTGCTGCTTCTACGCCTTTAACAAAAGCCAAGCCCATTCCTTCAGTAGGTGTCTTACTGAATGTAAACGTAAGAGCATCATCAACACCTTGTCTCAAGATATCGATAGGAATGTTTTTATCTTGTGCAATTAGATCAACTAAATTAAGACCAGTCTTCCTGAGGTTGTTATCAATAGAAGCTGAGAAGATAGCTCTTCTTACATAGTTATCCATGATAACAGCAGGTGTATTTAAAATACGAATAGGAGCTATGAGGTCTGAGTTTTTCATGTCCTCTGCTGTAGCTAACATCTTGCTCATCAGCATTGGATTATTCTTAAGTGCTTCTTCTGTAATCTCTCTTGATAGATCACCCTGCCCTAAATAAAAATACCCATTTACAGTGTCATCAATAACACCGTTAAATCCTTTACCAATGTCTCCAGCCACAGGAGATCCTCGCATCTTTCCTGCTATCTTTCTTCCAGTATTAAAGATGAGAGACTCAATACCTTCTTCTGCTGCACCATAAGTTAAGTTAGTACCAACACCAAATGCGTTACGCATAACTGTACTCATATTGGTAGTCATGGCAGTAATCATGTTTCTGTCAGCTTTATCAATCCAGCCTTTGAAAGTCATCATTGGACCAGCTACTGGATCTTTCTTACCGAACAAAGCATCAACTGCCTTAGCTCCTTCTGGATCTACCTCTTTCATCTTGTTAAGCATTCTGCTAATAACAGACTTGCTTTGCAATGTACGAGCAGCATCACTTGTAGATACTCCGTACATAGAAGAAAACTTCTTCAGAGCATCTTCATCTAAACCAGCAGCTTCAAGCCTTGCCATAAAATTAGGCAAGTCTGTTCCTGCATCTGTCATAGATTGCTTGATGACATTGTCAGGAAGCTTATCAAAACTATCTAATGTTCTTTGAACAGCTTCAAATGTTTTCTCTCCTGCTTTAGGAGCAAACTCTGGAATCTGTTTCCAAATGGAGGCAGCAATAAGATCAGCTTGTTTATCAATTGAATTCTTTACTTGCATCTGTGCAATGCTAGTAGGTGATCCTTGCATGTCTAACAAATCCCCACCATCATAGATGTTTGTTGTAGTGACTGCTACATTGTCAGCAGCTTCATCACCAGTTAAGTTTTTAGAACCACCAGATACTTCTGTTTGTTTCTTTCTGGCATCAGTCAGATCTTTAAGTGTTAAAGTATCCCCCTTAAGAAACTTTGTACCTTTTGTAGCAGCCAATAAAAGAGGAGCAGTTTCTAATAAACCAAAAGGAACTTGAATAGCACCTGCTGTTAAGGCTTCTGAAACACTAATGCCTTTATCTACCTTAGCTTTTAATGCTTCTAGCTTAGGTGCTAATCTATCTTGATCCTCTTTTGGTAGAGTTGGAAGAATCTTATCCATCTCTCTAGCAGTGGCATCAGCTACAGCCAGTTCTCTTTTCTGTCTAGAGACATTGGTAGTTGCTCCACTACCACCCTCAAAAACCACCGGAGCTACTGCTGCAGCAGCTCCAATCTTTGTTGTTAGTGCCTTCTTAATACCTACCTTAGCTGCCTCTTTACCAATTATGTTAACAGCTACCTTGCCTACACCTAAGCTGCCATATGTAAGTGGATTAGACAGCATCAATCCAGCATAGTCTTTCAATGCTGATGTCAGAGCTTGTCCTCTTGGATCAAAGAAAGAAGCTGTGTTCTCAAGAATGTCATAAGCTTCACCTGCTTTAACAACATCCTCTGGTTTAGAATTGTTAATCCATTCTTGTTCTGCTGTAACACGCAAAGGATTAGGATCTTCTACAACACTTCGTATATGACTAACAACCCTATCAACATAATCCTTAGATGATTCACCTTTTTGTGGCAAGCCATTCTTTCCTAAGCGAACACTACCATAAGCTGTTAATTTATTTAATAAGTCTGGGTTCTTATGCAAATCATCATATGCATATTTAGAAGCCTCTTCTTCTTTAATCTTTTCTGCCCTTGCCACTAAAGCTGTAGCTCTCTGACGAGGAGCAGCAAAAGCTGGTTTAGTTATATCTTGTGCAGGAGGTTGAGCAGCAGCTATCTTCTCTATTTGTTGAGGCGTAGGTTGAGCAGTTGCTGGTTGTTGATCTGGAGTAGCCATCCCTCTCAAATCAATCTTATTAGTTTGCTGTGTGGGTGCAGATCGAGGAGGAGGCAGCTTCTTTAAAGCTGCTGCCATCTCTTCTTTAGACATTCCATCTGGAAATTCTACAGGACCATAGCCTATTACATCAATGACTTGTGCCATTAGTTATTCCCATTTATTTGTTACTGGATTCCATCTAAGCGGTGCTGCTGCTGCGGGTGCAGCAGGTGCTGGTCTTGGTCCCACAGGAGGAGCAGGAGGGGGTGTTGCTCCAAGTCTTGGACTACCCGGAGCAGGAACTGTTGGAGTACCTGCAGTAGGCAAAGCACTCATCAACACATTCTCAGGTGTGGCTTTAACAGCTCTACCATCTTTATCAAATGTAACACCAATGGATACCAAGGCATTCCTAGATGTAACTGACTTAGGCTTACCATCTGGATTGGTGAATTCATTAATCATAGCATTACGAGACTGAGCATAAGCCATCTTCATCTGTGTATCTGCAATGGTCTTAGGAGTGACAGTGATGTTACCCTGCATATCTGTAGAAGTAACAAACTTGCCGGGAGCCAGCGACTCAACTGTAGATGCAAAGCCTCTAGAAGCAACAGTGATGAGATTGGATTGTGTAATCTTCTCTTCGTTAGCTTCCTTAGGATTGGACATAAGCTTAATACGCTGTTGTAACAGAGTAGCAGCCATAGCTCTTTCCTGTTGGGTCTTCTTAGGGTCTTGAGCTTGATTAGCCAGATCTGTTCTAATATCTTCTTCAGTAGTTTTGCTTCCAATTTCTGTAGCTTGCTTAGCAACTTTAATCTTAGCTAAATTATTTGTAGCTTCTTGTTTCTCTTCTGGTGTCTTAGCATTCAATGCTTTAACTCTAGCATCACTTTCAATCTGATCAAATGTTTTACTCTTAGCAAGTTGGCTATAGTCCATCTCACCCATCATGTTAGGTGGTCGTTTAGTAGTGATGTCTTGATAGCCAATCAATTGTTCCAAAGTCATGCCATATTTAGCAGCAGACTTCTGAGCTTGAGTGTAGCCATTCCCAGCAACAAGCTGATCAACCAAGCCACCACCCTTAGAAGCAGTGTTAAACAACTCTTTAGTCTTTTCTGTTGCTGCAGCCCTCACTTTGAATAGCTCATCCATATAGTCAGAAGCTTTCACATTAGCAGGAGCATTCTCTGCCGCTTTAAAGAAGGAAGGTGTTAAACGAGTGGACAATTCTGGATCATCACGCAACCGCTTAACAATGTCTTTAGCTACTTCTGGATTGGTAGCAAGTGTAATGAGTTGTCTATCATCAAACTTAGTGCCATCTTTAAAAGTAAATGCACCAAGCTCACTCACTACTGCTCTATATTCTTCTTTCTGCTTATTAAGTTCTTTTCTTTTCTCTTGCACATTGTGATACATAGAAGCAACGCTGGCTGCAGCAGCAGCAGCTTGATCTTCTTCCTTCTTAGTAATTTGCTCAGACAATCCTTTAGCAAATCCACCAACAAAACTTCCAAACCAACTAGCCATTATTTATCTCCTCTTGCCATCAATCCTTTAGCAGAAGGCTTCTCAGCTTCTGGTGTAGGAGCATCGGTAGTTTCTTTCTTCATGTCTTCAATAAGCTCTTGAATAACTCTAGGCTCAACCCGTCCTTTATTTTGCTTCTCTTCAGCAGAGATAACATAAGTAACATCATTAAGTTCGGCAATGGTCTTAATCATCTCTACAAGAATAGGAGTGACTAAATAGCCTACATCAACAGTGTGATAGCCATTCATCACTGCAGACTTAGTGAGCGTGTTAACAAGAGTTAAGATTGGAATGTCTCTTTTAACAATTTCCAAGATGTCCATAATAATTTCTGGATCATCAATCTTTTCTGTGTAATAGTTTACAACATCTTCTAGCTTTACATATTGAGGAGGCTGCTCCCAAGGTACACTTCCCGGCTCAACAGTTAAAGACTGCCCAGCAATAGGGGCAGATAAAAACATATTAGGATTTGCCATTCATAATCTCCTGTTTCTGTTTACGGATGGCTGCAATGTATTGTGCAACTTGATTATAAACATCTTTATTTTGTTGAACATCTTTAGAAGACATATCACTTTTAGCTAACAATCCTTTAGATGGCTTTGGCTTCTTAACAACCAATTGCTCATCAGCCATTGCACTCACCTTGCTGTAAAACTTATTAAAATTCTGCATCATCAGTCTCCGAATATCCAGTTGATTGCCCTAGTAATTATGCTTCCACCAGTATCACTACCAACTATTCGTGAAGTGACATTACCAATAGCAGCAGCATTTCCCGCTTCAATTGTAGCATTGGCAATAGCTAGTTGACCTTCTTTAGAAATCTCTGCAGCAGCAAGTGTTGTAGATCTGTTAGCATCATTCTCAGAAGATTGCCATGCGTGTGTAACATCATCACGATACATCTGAACATTGTTGTTATATTCTGCCAATGTAAGCTGCTGAGACAGTTGTGCATTCGCCATATTAGCAGCGTTGGTAGCTGCTGTGTTTGCTGTAGATATCTCTCTCATCCATTGAGCATTGGCTTGGTCAATAACCAATCGTTGCTGAGCATTGAAAGTAGTTCTCTGATTCTGTGACTCTGTATTAAACTTAGCAATAGAATTGGATTGATCAGTATTAAATTGGCTTACTGCTGTAGTTTGTGCAGCATTAAACTGACTAACTTGTGTAGACAGTGTTGCATTAAACTGAGTAACTTGATTCTCACTGGCAGCATTAAATTGCTTAGCAGCATTAGCAGAAGCAGTGTCTGATAACAATGCTTGTGTTGTTGCTTGTGCTTTAAACAATACAGCTTGTTGCTCGTTGTCTAAGTTCTTCATGTCCATAGCCAAGAACGACTGAGCATTAGTAACAGCAGCTTGCTGTCTAGCATTCAGGTTTGCCATGTCCATAGCAGCATAGTTAGCAGCATTGGCTAACACTGTGGCTTGCTGATTACTTAGGTCAGCTAAATTAACTTGCTGGATAAGCTGTGAGTTTGCCAGTGCTGTCTGTTGATCTGCTGTAAAATTAATGTTAGCAATCTCAGACACACGGGCAGCATTGGTAATAGACACTTGCTGTCTATTGCTAAGCTCTTGTCCTTTTAATGCTGCTTCAATTTGAGCATTAGCCAACGCTGTCTGTTGTTTGTTAGACATGTTAGCAACTTCAATTTGCATAGCATTGGTTGTGTTATACAAACGTGTTTGTTGTTCTGCTGTAAGATTTAAATTTCTTTCTTGCAATACAGAAGACACATTAAACAAAGCTGTCTGTTGCTTGTTCTGCAACACTTGACCTTCCATAGCTGCTCTAGCTTGGTAGTCTTGAATGAATGCTTGTTGTTTATTTGTTGCATCAAACTTAGCATCTTCAAAGTTTTGTGTGCTTTGAAGCATTGCTGTTTGTTGTTCATTAGAAAGCTCTTGACCAACAATGGCTGCTCTAACTTGCAGGTTAGCAAGAGATGTTTGTTGACGAGCATTTAGATTTGCTAAATCAATTTGTACATTCTCAGCAGATCTCTGCATAGCTGCTTGCTGTGCATTACTAAGATTGATG